CTATCAATAGACACCTGTCTAATATGGATACATATATTAATTTTACTCTTGACGAGGAGTTCCAAGAGGTTATAAAATCTAGGTACCGTGATAAGTTCTCCTACTCATCCTTCTCTGAAGGTGAGAAGCAGAAGATTGACCTAGCACTACTCTTTACTTGGAGGCACGTTGCTAAGTTAAAGAATTCTATTACCACTAATCTCCTTATATTGGATGAGGTATTTGATTCTTCATTGGATGCTCAGTCAACTGAGGAACTGTTTAAGATACTTAAGAATCTCGATTCAACTAATAACATATTTGTTATATCTCATAAGAGTGAATCGTTAACAGATAAGTTTAATCGTACACTCAGGTTCGCTAAAGTAAATGGATTCTCTAAGATTATAGAAGATGTTTGACACCCCTTATTACAGAGATTGTAAAACCTTTAAGGATCACAAGCAACTGAAGGAGAACTTACTCTCTCGCAGACACGAGTTTTGTGTCTTTGATAATATATTTTATGGTAAAGGATATAGTACCATAGGATCCCAGGAGAATTTACATAAGGAGTATCCATACTTTACAGATTATATACTGGGTGCTATGAGGGAGTATGATGATAAGTTAAAGATCACTAGGATGTGGGTTAACATTAATCCTACAGGTGCATACCAGACTAGACACAACCACGCTGACTCAGACTTTGCAGGTACCTATTACTTACAGGTACCAGAGGAGGACTCAGGTTCTATCCAGTTTTACAACCCATCACCAGTAGTAGAAGCAATGCATAGGATGAGACCCTACCACAACTTCACTCATATGCATATCCCCACAGAAACTGACCTTATGATATGGCCAGGTTTCTTAGACCACGAGGTGATGTACAACCACTCCGATAAGGAACGGTGGACAGTTTCTTTTTTGATGTCCTTGACAGACGAAGACAGACGTGATAGATTTCCAGGTATGATCCAACCATAAATAGGAGGGAACCTTCTTAAATCCGATGAAACGTAGCTGGCTACCAGAAATCTTTGACGACTATGCTAAGTATAAGCCTTGGTTGTGGGAGAAATATGGTGACGGTTGGGACACTGAGCACCACCGTAAGAAGCGAGATGAGCGAGAGAAAGACCTGAAGTTTGATAAGGACAAGATGCAACACGGTCCTAAAAAGACTGGTACCACTCGTCACAGTCAAACATATAAGGATTTCAAAGCAAAACAGAAGCAGTCACAGACTCCTCCTAAACGTAATGAGCACGGTGTAGTTGGATATCATAAGGGTAAAAAAGGACGCATTAGGAGAGGTGCCGATGGAAAAACAATCTTTAAACCAGATTGAAGATAACTCTGAATGGTACAATGCCTTAATACAGGAAATGAATGAGAAGTACAATGACGACCCCGAACTGGATTCACAATTCTGGGAAAGAGCCCAAAAGAAAGCTCAAACCTCAGGCATTACGTCAAGCGAGAGCAAGACGTAGACAGTTGATAAAGAGTCTACTAAAGACCTCCGAACGACCTCGGAGGTCTTATAGTATGTGTATACACAAGAAAACAAATGACAGTAAACACAGGAGTCAAAGGTCAACTAGCGAAATTACTTGCTACTGAGGATCTAATCATTGAGCACAAGCAGTGCCAGACAGCAGCATTCAATGTTGACAAAAGAATTTTAACACTCCCTATCTGGGACAAGGCAAGCGAGAACGTATATGATCTACTAGTTGCACACGAAGTTGGACACGCATTATTCACTCCAAATGTATGGCCAGATTGCAAGTGCCCTCAGTCATTTGTTAACGTTACCGAAGACGCAAGAATCGAGAAGCACATCAAGCGTAAGTATGCTGGACTTCCTAAGACATTTTATAATGGGTACCAAGAATTAGATCACCTAGACTTCTTTGAAACTAAGGATAAGGAACTAGAGGAGTTAGGTTTGATCGATAGAATTAACTTATACTATAAGGTTGGTGCCTTCACTCCTATACCTTTCAAGAACTCAGAGGAAGAGAGTCTTTGTGAGAGAGTAGGATTAGCAGAGTCCTTCGAAGCAGCGTGTCAGTTAGCAGAAGAGATCTACACATATATGAAAATGGAGAAGGAGAAGGAGCAGGTACCATCACCTAAAGAAGGTGAGCAAGATCCTGATCTTGATACTCCTAGTTATGGTTCGTCACAATCCGACACAGATAACAAAAGTGAGTTAGACTCAGATTCTGACTCCTCCGATGACCAAGAGGCAGAAGAGGAGCAGGACACCCCCGACTCCATTGGCGGCTCTGCTGCTGGTGATCGTGATCACGATATGGAGGCAGAAACAGATAAGTCTTTCAATGAGAAAACAAAGGAACTTGTTGATCATAGAGACTATCGTGAGTCAGTTTATGTTGAACTTCCTAAGTTTAGCAAAGAAGATTGTGTCACAAGTTTCTCCTCTGTATTAAAAAATAACAGGAATCATTTCGAGGTAGAGTCAAGGAAACCAAGAGAAACTGATTCCTTTTACAACGATTATGAAGCAAATGCACCTTCATATGATGAACAGTATGCTACTGTAGAAGCAGAGTATACTAAATTCAAAAAGGATTCACAAAAGGAGGTTAACTATCTTGTTAAGGAATTTGAATGCAGAAAGTCTGCTAGTGCCTACGCTCGTGCTACTACTAGTAGGACTGGAGTACTGGACACAAGGAAATTATCCACGTATAAGTTTAACGAAGATCTTTTCAAGAAAGTAACTACCATACCTAATGGTAAGAACCACGGAATGATCTTTCTACTAGACTGGTCTGGATCAATGGCAGAGTGCATAATGGATACAGTCCAGCAGGTACTACAACTGTCTTGGTTCTGTCAGAAAGTTGCTATACCGTTTGATGTATATGCTTTCACTAATGACAGTTACCAGATGGCATTGAGATTGGATGGAAGAGATCCTACAGTTGATCTTGTTCCACCTGTAGTAGGAGAGTTTGCACTCAAGAATGATTTCTCTCTAGTGCATCTGATTTCTTCTGATGCTAAGAAGATAGATCTAGAGGATTCATTTAAGTACCTCTTCTTCAATACTCATTGTATTCATACAAGGGGATATTACTTTGGCACTAGGTTCTCTTGTGCTCCTGGTATGAGTCTATCTGGTACCCCATTGAATGAAGCAATCGTTGCTATACAATCAGTGATACCAGCGATGCTTAAGAAGGTAGAGAAACTTTCACTTTGCATACTGACTGATGGTGAGTCTGCTAGTTGTGGATACTACACAGATAGAGTAAGTTATAATGGTGACTTGTATGCTAACTGCATCAATCAGAACTGTTACCTAAGAGATAGGAAACTTGGTAAGACTTATTCCAAGATGCCTTATCATCCTATGCACCAGACTGGAGTATTCCTTGAGCACCTACGTGACAAGTTCCCTCAGGTTAACGTACTAGGATTTAGATTGATTCAAGGCAGGGAGGTAAATAGTTACCTTAACAATACTCTTGGTTGGAACTCTCCAGAAGCAGAGAAAGCCAAAGTAGAGTACCGTAAAAACAAGTCAACTGTTCTTAATGCACTCAACTATCACCAGTTGTATGTTCTTCCTACAAGGAATCAGGACAACACTGAGTACTTAGATGACCTAAAGGATGATGCTACTAAGGCACAGATCACCAGTGCTTTTAAGAAGACGTTCAAGTCGAAGAGATCTAATAAGAAGATTCTTCGATCCTTCATAGAGACAGTTGCATAAGTTGCACACAGGGGGTTCACAACCCCCTTTTTTATTGTACAATTAGTACATACACATTTAAAGATCAAATGCCTTTTACAACTGAAATCCCAGTCACAACTGATTCACTTCTTGATTACCTACAGAACAACTTTGGACAAGAAGTAGGAGTACCACAATTACTCGCAGCAGCAGATGAGTTTAAGTGCTCTGTAGTTACTGTAAAGAAAAGACTTCGTGATTACAAATCAGGTATTGGCAAGTGGAACCTCACAGTTGCAGAGAAACTAGAGCGTACACTAGCAGCACCTGATGCATCTCCAGCAGAACCAGTAGCTAGAGAGAAGCAAAATCTGGTACCAGAGAAGGATTCTAACTATGTTCCCTTTGGTAATTTCAATGCTGTTAAGAAGATTATCAAGTCGAAAGTCTTCTATCCAACATTCATTACTGGATTGTCTGGTAACGGTAAAACAGTCTCTGTTGAGCAAGCTTGCGCTCAGCTAAATAGAGAGTTGATTAGAGTTAACATTACTATTGAAACCGATGAAGACGATCTTATTGGCGGGTTTCGTCTTGTGGATGGGTCAACTGTTTGGCATAACGGACCTGTCATTGAAGCACTTGAACGAGGAGCAACCTTGTTACTCGATGAGATTGACTTGGCTAGTAACAAAGTCTTATGCCTCCAACCCATACTTGAAGGCAAAGGTGTGTTCCTCAAAAAAATCGGTCGGTTTGTCAGACCTGCGGTAGGGTTCAATGTTATTGCAACAGCGAACACTAAAGGAAAGGGATCTGATGACGGTCGCTTCATCGGTACTAACGTTCTCAACGAAGCATTCCTAGAAAGATTTGCGATTACTCTTGAGCAAGAGTATCCTTCACCAAGTACTGAGATTAAAATTCTTCAGAACTATGGCAGGGGAACTGGTGCTTGTGAGGATAATGAATTCTGCAAGCGTCTGGTAGACTGGGCACAAGTCATTCGTAAGACTTTCTATGATGGTGGAATTGATGAGGTTATCTCAACTCGTCGTCTTGTTCACATCCTGAAGGCATATGCAATCTTCGGATCGAAGGAGAATGCACTTAAGTACAGCATCAATAGATTTGATGATGAGACTAAGCAAGCATTCTTGGATCTATATGACAAGATTGATATTGATTTCAATAAGGAGGTTGACCAATCAACATCTGTATAGTAAACTGATTAAGCAACTATGGATCTTCCATTGGACGACAAAGAGTTAACAACAGTAATCGCCTCCCTTAAACTGGGGGGTGATACTGCGTTACACAACAAGTTAAAACTTGTAAAGGAACTTCGAGACCTCGGACTACCTTACAAGAAGATCCTCCGAGAACAGTATGGTTATGTAGTATGAAAAAGTACAATGAAGATGAGATCTTAAAGGAGGTCTCAGACTACATCTCCAACACTTACCGAGGTCATTATTCTGTCGGTAACGTACAGACTCTTGACCTTATTGATTCGGTAGGTGACGCAGAAGCATTCTGCAGAAGTAACATTCTCAAGTATGCTTCAAGATATGACAAGAAGGGTTCAGCACGTAGGGACATCCTTAAGATCATCCACTATGCTGTGCTATTATGTCATTTCAACGACAAGCGTGATGCTGCTGACAAGCGCAACGCTGACATCCCACCAACATATGCGGTGGACTACGACAAGTAACCTCTCTTTATTATGACTCTCGTTAAGTTAACCAAGGAAACTTTCAACACACTTAAGAACTTTGCAACTATCAACAAATCAGTGGTTATCGATTCAGGGTCTAAGATCCGTACGATATCTATTAACAAAAACATATATGCTTCTGCTGAAGTTTCCGAAGAGTTTCCTACACAAATCCCAATTTATGACCTCGGCATATTTCTCTCTGGTCTCTCACTCTTTGAGCAACCTGTCTTCGATTTCTCAGAAGATAGTAAACTTGTCATCAGAGACGAAACAAGAAAGCAATTCGCCAACTACAGGTACAGTGATCCATCACTGATTGTACAACCACCTGATAAGGAGATCACACTACCCTCTGTGGACGTTGAGTTTGTACTTAAGCCACACGTGTTAGATAGTCTGTTACGTGCCTCTAGCGTGTACCAGGTACCCGATCTATGCTTGTACACTAATAATGGTGATATGTTATTGAAGGTATGTGACAAGAAGAATGACACTACCAATAGTTTTGAGGTACCAGTAGGTAAATCTGATGAAGATTTCTGTTACTGTTTCAAGGTAGAGAATCTTCGTCTACAACCTGAGGAGTATAATGTACAGATAGCAGGTGCAAGGATAGCAAGATTCCTTTCTACTAACGATAGACACCTTGAGTACTTTATAGCATTGGAGCCTGATTCTAAATGACCTTTCTTTGGTGTGAAAAATACAGACCTAAGAAAATTGATGAGTGCATCCTTCCAGAAAATCTGAAGACAGTTTTTCAGAAGTTCGTTGAGAAGGGTGAACTCCCAAACCTTTTGCTTAGTGGTCCTCCTGGTATCGGTAAGACTACCGTTGCTAAGGCACTGTGTGAACAGATAGGTGCGGATTATTATCTAATTAACGGTTCAGATGAAGGAAGATTCTTAGATACGGTACGTAATAATGCAAAGAATTTTGCTAGTACCGTATCTCTTTCTTCTTCAGCCGCTCACAAAGTTATTATTATTGATGAAGCAGACAACACCACGCACGATGTTCAACTTCTTCTTAGAGCAAGCATCGAAGAGTTCCAAAAAAATTGCAGATTTATTTTCACCTGTAACTACAAGAACAAAATTATCGAACCTCTCCACAGCAGATGTTCAGTGGTTGAATTCTCAGGGGGAAATAAGCAACAACTCGCTGCGTCCTTCTTCAAGAGGGTACAAGAGATCCTTGATCAAGAGAGAGTTAAAGCACCTCCTAAGGTCGTTGCGGCGTTAGTACAGAAATATTTCCCTGACTTTAGACGTACCCTTAATGAGTTACAAAGATATTCATCTGGTGGTACCATAGATTCTGGTATCTTAGCATCAGAAGTTAATACTAATTTGAATGATCTAGTATCTTACCTTAAGACTAGAGAGTTTACTAAGATGAAGAAGTGGGTAGTACAGAATCTTGATAATGAACCTACCCAAATAATGCGAAATATATACGATACCTTGTATGAGCATCTAAAACCTGCTAGTATACCTGAAGCAGTTTTAGTTATTGGTGAATACCAGTACAAGGCTGCTTTCGTAGCAGACCAAGAAATTAACTTGGTTGCTTTCCTTACTGAACTTATGATGAGGTGTGAATTCAAATGATCCAACACAGTGATCTCGATGCTCTAGACCGTCTTATGACGGACGATGAGGTAGTCTATTCTGCTAAGGCAAATTATCCTGACAAGCACACTTACCCATTGTATAGGTACCACAACAGTCCTAAATCCTGGAGTAAGAATGGTACCGTTAGTGTACACTGCTATGAGGGTAAGGTAGAGATAAGAGTATTTGAAGCAGGAAGTATCAATGTACACAAGATTGATATTGAATCTGATGGTCCAGTTGGTGCACGTATTACGGAGGAGTTAGATCCTGTACAAGAATGAAAATTACCCAAAAGATTATTGATGACCTCACTATCGCATTAGCTCATACCAAGAAAGATGGTACTGAGAATTGGAAGGATGGTGATGAGATTGATGTGTGCTTAGGTGGTACCTTTGCCAACGATAAGTTCATCTCTCTCATCAATAGATCGAAGGAAAAATGAAAGTAGGATTTGTATCCCAAGAGACTCAGGACTTCTTATACGAAGTCCTTTGTCGTGACAATACATTCCCTTGGTTCTATCAAGAGTTTACTTCTAAGTATACTGAGGGTAACGCTGAGGTGTGTAAAATTATGGGGTATGAAGAGCATCCTTACTTTGCACATATAATGGCTCACGATGGTGAACCAAAGTCTGCTGCATATGAGGGAGTCTTTAAGAAACTATGGGATGAGATTGATCCTACTGGGACACAACCTATCATTCGTGCTCGTGCTGCTAAGTCAATGATTAATGATTGGCATACACCTCCAACACAACCTCACGTAGATGCACCGTTCCCTCACCACGTTATGATTTACTATTGTAACGATAGTGATGGACCTACTATTCTATATAATCAAAAGTATACTGGTGAAACTGTAACATCCGTAACACCAAAACAATATATAGAACCAGAGAAAGGAAAGTACCTTATTTTTGATGGTCTAACTTATCATTCTGGTTCTGCTCCGAGAAAAAATACTCACAGAACTATCTTGAACATTAATTTTTATGGACACCCACGAGTTCTTTCCAGTTAAATTCTATACCTTTGATAATCCTGAACTAGCAGAACCTATGCTAGAGGCATTACAGGGGGAACAGAGGAGTCTCTTTAACCTACCTAATATGGTAGAGACTACTAAAGGTAACCTGCATCTCCTTCCAGAGTTTGCACCTTTAACTAGCTGGATAGAAGAGTGTCTTGATGAACTTAAGAAAGAGAACCAATATCAAATGGAAGGTAAGTTCCAGGTCTCTTTAATGTGGGGTAACGTATCAGGACCTGATATGGGTGGGTGTCATCAAGCACACCGTCATCCATTCGCATACTACTCTGGGATATATTATCTCACTGAAGGGTCTCCTACGATCTTCCAGGATCCTCTTACGCCACGTACGATGAATCAATTGGAAATCATAAGTAAGACCTATGAAAATGCCATAGCAGTAGAACCTCAGGTTGGTCAGTTAATCATCTTCCCAAGTTGGATGGTACACTGGTCGGTACCACATCACGGACCTGAATTGCGTGCAGGTATTGCTTGGAATGCTTTACCTACAGGTGGTGTAAACTTCGGACCTTACGGTCAGAATATGGTAAACTTGGAACTCAAGTAATGTTACTATCACCTTTCGGACCTACCTTGTTTAAGAGCAAACTTCCTGAGAAGTATAGAAGAGCACTACTAGATGAAGCATACCAATGTAGAGATGATGCTTCACCTATATTAGTCGGACAGATTGAGGAGCAACTTTATATTTACCCTGATGAACAGTTGATGAAACCATTCTATTATGGGTTGAGAGAGTATATGAAAGAGGATTATAATGGTGAGTTTGAAGTCAAACCTATGTGGGTTAACTTTCAACAAGCAGGGGACTGGCAACCAGTTCATAATCACGATGGAGATTTTAGTTTTGTTGCTTACCTAGATGTACCTGAAGGTATATACGATGAAACAGAAGCAGCAGGTTCAATATATTTTACCTATGGTGAGAAGCAACCACATTCAAATAGTATTTTAGGACCAGTTAAACCAGAGAAGGGTGACTTCTGGATCTTCCCTGCGTGGATGAATCATTATGTGTATCCCTTCAAATCTGGTGGACAACGCATATCAATGTCTGGTAACATACATATGTGCCTTGAAGGATCTTATTGATGAGTAAATTGAAAACCCCATTGAGGTACCCTGGTGGTAAGTCTAGGGCAGCACCTTTGTTGTCTGAACATTTACCTGACCTGGGAGAGTATAGAGATCCATTTATGGGTGGAGGTTCTATGGCTCTCTTAGTGTCTAGATTGTATCCAGGTATACCTGTATGGGTTAATGATAAATATTGGCAACTGTATAATTTCTGGTCTCAACTTCAATCATATGGTGAAGAACTATCTGATACTCTAGCAACATACAAAACTAAGTATGATACACCAGAGAAAGCAGAAGGACTTTTTAAAGATTGTAAGAATACCATAGATGAAGTAGATGATACAGAAGCCGCTGTATTCTTTTATATTATTAACAAGTGTTCCTTTAGTGGTTTAACTGAGAACTCATCGTTCTCAAAACAAGCATCAGTATCTAACTTCTCTATAAGAGGTATTGAAAATCTAAAAGAATATCAGAAGGACATACAGCATTGGAAGATAACCAATGAGGATTATTCAGTTCTACTAGAGGCTAAAGGTTCTAAAGATACATTCATCTTCTTAGATCCACCATATGACATAAAGGATTTTCTTTATGGTAAGAAAGGTGGTATGCATAAGGGGTTTGATCATAAGAAATTTGCTGAGGATTGTGACCAATGTGTGCACAACTGGATGATCACATATAATATAAACGATAATATTAAATCATTATTTGAAGGGTACCATCAAGAAGAGTTTGGATTTACTTACAGTATGAGAGCTCGGAAGGATAACAAATCCAAGAAGGAACTTCTAATAACAAACTACACTCCAGTACCTACAGCAGTCGAGGAATTATTTGTATGATTGAGATCATTGATGATCTATTCCCACCCAAATTAGTATCTAGAGGGTTCTACTACCTAGAGACATATCCTAATTGGGATTTTCTTGCTGATAGTCCAGACAGTTCTGAAGCATATACCTTAGGTAAGTGCTTTGAGAATGATGACTATGAGGATATTGCTAAAGAGTTTATGTCCTATATGGACAGACAAGATTTTAAGAGAGTATTATATAATGCTTTCCAGTCTAGTGATTGTCCTAAACCACACGTAGATTCACAGTCACCTAAAGGGTTTACCTATATGATATACCTTAATCCTGATTGGGATGTATCTATGGCTGGTGAAACAATATTTGTTGATGAACCTACAGGTGAAATTATAAAGTCTGTGGTACCGAAGCGTGGTAGATTGGTTAAGTTTACTTCCGAAATACCACATTCTGCTAGACCTCCCTTGCGTGATGCTATGAGGAAGAGGTATAGTATGGTATTCCAAACACATCCTATAGGTTTAGAAACCTTAGGTGATTTATTATGAGCATTCGTGATCAGTATCCTTTAAAAGATTATCTTAATTCGATCAATTTTAATAAGGAGAACCTTCTTGAACGTGAAGGTTATGGAAAGCATTACCCACCATACATTATCAATAAATGTTTTAGATCTAAAGAT